TTTTTCCAGGGAAATTTGACCGCGCAGCAAGCGCGGATTAGGCTCAAGAAGTTGGCTGAGCATTTGAGAGTTCCTTTCTTTCTCTCGGTGCTTGGCCAACACGTCCCACCCCGGTCTGTTTCCGCAGGCCGCCGGGTGGGTTTTTTGTGCGTATCAGCCACGCAAGACATGCACCGGACAGCCGCAAGTGTAGCACTCGCCAAGAGTCTGTCAAGCGATTTCAAGGTTTTCCTCCAATCACCCCCCTCCATTGAAGCGTAGTTCACGGATCGGCGATTGGCGAAGTATTTTCTACCTCTCCAGGAGAAGTACCATGAGCGACGAAACCCGCCTCAAGATTACGCGATGGATCTGCGTTACCGTGCTCCTGTTCGGTACGTTCATCTGGCCGACACCGTTCACCTACGTGCACGCCGGGCGAGTGGTCTACATGGTCCTTCGGTTCACCGGCTGGCACTGGTTCGTGTGCTTTGGGCCAAGTTGAGCGCTTGACATTGCCCTGAGAATCGGACAGACTGGTCAGCGCATGATAAAAGGCCGGCTGAGATTCAACCGGCCCGAATCAGCAAGAGGTAGAGTGAGTACCGCTTGCCGCTCTGAGATTCTTACACGAATCCTCTCAACGGTCAACGCTTCTCGATGACCTCTTCCAAAGTTTTTTCCAGAGCGCGGGTAACTACGCGGCCCGCAAACACGGTCAGAAGCAAAGGTCCGTGGCCTCTCGAACGAAGGCGAACTCTTTGCGAACGCGGCCAACGGCTGCCGGGTCATGCTCACTACTCCAGGCCCGGATTCACAGCGTTGGGTTGGCGGAGGAACTGGGAAGCCAACAGAAAAAAGGAACCAGAGTCAACGAGGCGCCCATGGGGGAAGCATCGAAGATAAACTCCCGGTTTTTCCGGGAGTAGTCTGCCTCCACAACCCTGAAAGAAGCATCTGTGCTCATGAAGGGTTGGTGATGAGAAGAGGTTGAACGACAGTTCTGAAGAGAAGAAAGGAAAGTCGATGCTAGCGCAGAAGAGAAGAAAAAAAGGTCGCGCCAACAAAATGGACGTGAGTTCTCCTGGAAAGCGCTGGCTGATGAAAGGCTGCTTCGAAGCGCAGGCCCAACTCGACGAAACCCGGCAGGAAGCGATGAAGTCGGGCATCGACGTCCTCGTCAGCTACCCCACTTCGTCTTCCAACAGTTGCTTCATGCACGTCATGTTCGAATGCGACGGGAGGCGGATTTTGAACTTCTGGCCGTCGTGCAAGCGAGCCCGAGACTTTGCCGGCGTGACTGACAACTCGGTCGAGTCGATGGAGGCGGCCTTGGAGTTGGCAAAATCCGCGGTGATTCGGATGGTTCACGGACAGCCCAAACCAAAGTCTCCCGAAAGGATCGTCGGGCCGGCGAGGGGTTACGCGGAAAAGGCCCATGCGAATCCTGGCGTCAATAGGGACACCAAGAACATTCGAACGCTGATTCAGACAGCCAATATCGTTCAAAAGCGACTTCTGGAAAGCGATTCAGCCTTGGATGCCGAACTTGCCGCGATCCTTGGACCGGCCTTGGAATCGGTCAACGCTCCATTCTGAGGCGCAAAAGAACTCCCGGCCGATTGACCGGGAGTGAAGCGGGGAAGACTTCGCACCCTCAGCACGTAGGCTACCATTTTCCCGGGGGCAGGGAAATGGTTTTCAGCCGGTTGCCTTCGCAATTACGACACGGGCGGCGGCGCACAGCTCGTCTCTCGCCGCGATCAGGTTGCATGGGTCGCCCATTGTTGCGTCGCGTGCCAGTGCTGCAAACGCTAGGCGGTCTAGGGCTTCGAGCAGCTCGGGCGCGGCAGCAATCAACCGGGCGTTGGCGTGGCACTCGTCGGGCGTACGACCCTGTGACGTTACTGAGCCGGCTGTTGCGTCGAATGGATTAGGCTTGGCGACGTAAACAACTTCGTTGTGATTGCCGGGCGCCTTCCCGGTTTCGGGCTGGATTGCCCAACATGCGTCCCGTTCGCATACTCTCCACGGTCCTGGGGTGTGCATCGTCTTTCCTTTCGATTTTGTGGTTTCAGTTTCCTCAGCACTCGGGCGACTCGGCCCGAATCAGCGAGCCAAGCCAGGATGCGGCGTTGGCCCAGCTCTTACCGCGGTGCAACAGCCCGCGCTCGTCGAGCACTCGGCAAGCCGCTCGGTACGATAGGCCCCCGTCGACCAGGCGTTTGGCCTCGGCAATGATGGCCTGTTCCTCCTCGTTCCGGCTCTTGTCGTGGTTGTAGCCGAAGGGCGCCTTGCGCTTCGGTTTGTGGCGTTTCTCTCGGATCGTCGCACGAACTTCCTGGGTCGCGTTGGCCAATCTCTCCACCATCGGGAGCGTCGACCAGAACACGTCGCCCCCGGGCGCCGAGGTGTCGATGCGCTCCTTGATGGCGGCGAACTGTCCGCCCTCAGCGTGAAGCTGCTTCAGTTTCTCCAGGGCAACGAGGGGCGGCCCGACACGTTCCAGCTGGCTCACGACCAACAGGGCCTTTCGCTTGCCGGCGATCTCGATTGCTGGCGGTAGTCGGTGGGCACCGATAAACTCGCCGATCACGTCCAGCCCATAGGCTGTCGCGTATGCCCTCAGCACGGGCAATTGTTGGTCGACGTCGCCGGCGGCGCTGTCGTAGAGTATGGCTTTCATGGGTCTCCTTTGTGGGTGCTACGGACACCCTAGACTATGTGTTGGCAATCCAGCGATCGAGCCACTCGCGCAGCTCGATTGCCTCGATGTCGTGGACCTCCTTCCGCAAGTTGAGCACATCGGACGCAAGGCGTGTCGCGGCATCGGACTTGGTGATGTATGCGACATGCCCGGGCCGCTCGCCGTCCCCGAGCGCCATGGATGTGCGCTCAATGCTGTTGGCAATCAGCCGCAATCGTTCAGCCAAATACAGATCGGTCATCGTCCATCTCCTAGCTAGGCGTTCTTGGTTCGTTGGAAACTCAGCTCCCGGTCAGTCCTCGGCGTCGGCTCGCATCTCGTCGCGCAGGCGGGTCAGGTATCCGTCGGCATCGATCAGCACGATCCGCTCGTAAGCTGCGTCCTTCTCGGCTTGCTCGGCAAGGGTGGCGATCTCCTCGTCGGTCGTCTGGGCCGTGATGGCTGGATCGGTCTCGGTCAGCCACTCGCTGGCGTCAGCGTCCGAGATGCCGCAGGTCTCAACGTCCACGCCCTCGATAATCCGCTCGATTTCCTCCTCGGCCTGTTCGGCGTCGGTGGTGAATCGGGCGCGGTGGTTGCTCCCATCCCACTCGCTGGTGTACCCGGCGATTACTCGCTCGGCCAGTGGCCGGATCTCCTCCATCAGCTCGTTCGCCGCGTCGGCCGTGATGCAGGGGATGTGGTATCGGCGGTCGTGACCGTGGTACACGCTAAACGGGATGGCGTTGCCGATCTCAGCGTTGTACGTCGCGGTGAGCAGGCCGGTCTGGCAATCCAGCTCGATGTAGCATCCCTGGGGCTCGGTCTGCCCCTGGTAGTGGCGATGCAGTGCGTCCCACTCGGCCAATCGTCTGATTTCTACGGTCGTCGTCGTCATCTCGCATACTCCATAGTAAAAGTGGCAGTGCTTGGTTCGTTGGAAACTCAGTTGGTGTAGCCGACCACTCGGACCACTCGCTCCCGCAGGTCGTCCATGGTCGCGGTCTGCCAGTCCTCGGTGTACTCGCAGGCGGCCGCCAGTTCATTTGCCAGCTCTTCTCGGGTCGCGGTCTTGATTTCGTCGGTCGTCATTTTGATTCTCCCTCGAAAGTAGGTGAAAATACTACGTTGGTCAGAGACTCAGGGCCCTCAGCACGGAGGGCGGTTACTCTCCGTCGAATAGGTCCACAATCGTTATGTCGTCCAGCCCAAAGGCGCGCAAAACGTCGTCGTCATAGCTGGCGTTGGTCAAGTCATATCGCCAATCTGCGATGCTGGGGACAATCCACGAAAACGGCGTGTTGTCGTCGGCAAGATGGCCTTCGACAAAAAATGGGTAGTACACTTTGAGGGGCGCAACCGAGTGTCGCGCGTCGTTCGTAAGGGCAATCCGGCTGACAATCCAATCGGGCGCATACGGTCGGTCTGGCTCGAATTCCTGGCATAGGGTTTCTGGCGTGGTCATGGTCGTGGGTCCTTCGTGGTCAACGGATAACGGCGTTCAGGATCGGCTCTCGTCGCAAGTGGTCGTGAAACCAAGCGGTGAGCGCGGTGCGGTCCAGGTCGCGCGGGATGTGGGTGAGAATCACAAGCTGGGCGTACTTCGGATCGTCGCGGGTAAGCATGATCTGCTCGTATGATTGGCCAGTTCGGTCCAAGAAGCCAAATAGGTACATTACGGGCGTGATCTGCCGCGTGTAGGCTTTGATCGCCATATCGGCAAGGATGCCGCAAGCGGTCTCGAATCCGATAATGTGGATAATCCGGCAGTCGTGGGTCATTTCTGCGGTATACGGGGTCATTGGTCTATATCTCCTGCAGTTCGATGATTTCGGCATTGGTGGGGCGGGCGTAGAATCCGAATTTTGGATCACTTACGCTCGGTTCGATGGTTGCCGTGAAGCGAACCGTGTCCCCCTTCTTTAAGGTGCGCTGCACGGTCCAGGTTTCCTCTCCCTTCTGCCTTTCTACGTCGAATAGTAGAAGGTTGCCGGGGATGGTGCCCCACAGGACATAGCCGGCGTCGGTTTTAACGGCCATCTTGTAGGTGGTTCCGTATCGTCCCTCTTTGGCGTCGGTCTTAATGACGGTCCCGGTGACGGTGTGACGGCCGGTCGGGCAGGGGGCGGCGGCGTCTTTCTCGGCCTGCCTTTGCTCCATTACCTCGGCGCGGTGGTCAAGCGTGTTGACCAGTTTGGCAACAAAGGCCTGTTGTTTCTCGCTCAAGCTGCCGTATCGGATCAAGCCGCCGATGATGTCCCGAAGTGTTGAAAGCTCCCAAGTCCCTCGGGCTTGGATCGCGTCCAAGGCCTCTGGCGTGGCGTTGTAGAGCTCCCAAGCTCGGGAAAGGCCTGAGTCCTCGAGGATGACGCGAGCCTTCATCTTGCCGGCTTTGGCGTCTCGGGCGTTGGCAATGGCTCTGCGAAGCGTCTGAAAAGCGATTGGCTCGCCCATATCCATTTTCTCGGCGCATTCCTCGCCGCATTCGATGTAGCGATTGGTTGCCGGATGGTAGAAAACAGCGAGGTAGAGGGCAAAGGCGCCGCATATGTGGCACGTGCCCCCGTGGAGGTGTCCAGAATACTTGCCCCCTGTGTGCTCCATGTGGGCACGAATCCGGCTGATTGCCTCTGCGTTGGCTATCGCCTCAAACGGGTCCATGTCCTTGCACCCGATGTAGTGGCATTCGATGAACACGTAGTCTTCAGGCCTGATGGCGCTGGGGCGGTGGATGTCGGTCCTCATGTCCAGATCCCCCTGTTCCAGTTCTCGCGTCTGGCGGCGAGGTGGTTACGCAAAGCGGTCTGGGCTGCCTCGTGTTCCTCGGGGGTGGCGCAGATGTAGAGCGTGGTGTCTGGGCAGCAGCACCAAGACATAGAGCGCGTGACGGCCCACCAGTCCCGGCGGATTCCGGTAACCCGCAATAGGTCTCCGTTTCCGCATTCGGTCCAGAGGTAGCCGGGGCTCGTCGGCGTCCATTGGTCCAGGCGGATCGTCTGGATTTTCTGAAGCTCAACGGGTAGAGTACGCATGTCTCTGATCTCCTTAGGATCTGAGGCCGGCCCCCGAGGATGCCAGTCCTGCGGGGGCAATTTGTTGGGTACGCTGTGATTATTGCGGCATTGTTATCGTCGGCAATGGTCGTACGTGAGCATGAGATAATAACTCTCAGTCGTAATCCGATACGGTGCAATACGTTGTGACCGAATCCGATAATTTTCTCAGGCAAGCAAAGCGGTCAAGGGGTTGCGTCGCTAAGGTGGGGTGTATAGCGTTTCAATAATGCCGTAAGTCGTTGGTGGGCAAGCCTACGTGATAATGGCCAGTTTCGGGCTGGATTTCCCGTTTCTGAAGTGTCCAGTTTGACGGGGCTTGACGCCTTGATACAATGCTGGGTGACAGGGGGCCGAGAGGTACAATCCATGGGCTCTGCCCAAATAGAAGCCGCTCTCTCGTGCCCCCCACGGAATAAAGCGGCTTCTTTTTTTGGAGTGGCAAGTCGTCAGGCGGGTACACGACCAGGTATCGGCCGGCAGTAGCCAAGCTGCGAACCAGGAAGCGACACTTCGGGCCAAGGTCCGCGTGGCCGAGAAATCCGAAGGAAAGCCGGGAGCCGGAAACCAGTGACGGGCTCCTTTAACGCGTAGCAGCCTGAGAAATCAGGGAAAAACCGAACCGCAAGCCGCTACGTAGCCGTCGCCTTCCTCTTAGTAGGTCATCTGGTCCAACTGCGCCTACTCACCCCGCTCCATGGGATACCCGAATCAGTGGGGATGATGAGGTGCTATCCTGCATCCCCCTCATAGTGTGGTGGCAGAATGCGACCATTGCGCTCTGGCGCGAGGGCTGAGCGCTGCCACTACTGAGTGGGTAGCATGAGCACGAATGATCTTGGATCATTGAGGTTGGCTCTGTGCGTGGTCGTAAGTCGTTGCGTGTCAAGGCGTTGCTATGTGAGGGGGTAAGCGTTGCCACCTGGATTGCCACCTGATCGGTCGTGGGGCCCCCCGAAGAGACCGGAAAACGATCCACGCCCCCCGCCACCTCGGCCGCAGCGTGGGGCGGGTATCCCCTTCTCACACCATCCCATTTTTCCACTGTTAAGATAGGTAAGGCGTCGCCGATGATGCACGAACCTTGGGATTTTTGGGAGGCGGTGGAGTCAGTTCCGTTGGGAGCCCATGTGGAATGGACGTACTCGTTTAGGTGGCTGTGGGGCTTGGAGGTCAATCCACGATGGCGACAAAGGACGTGACGGACCGGCAGGTGTGTGAGGCGTATCTTCGGTGGTCGAATGGGTACGAGAGGTGGCCGTACGAGATACTTTCTGGTTGGACGGGTGAGCCGGAGAAGGTATGCTATCGGGCGTGTGAGAGGGCGGCGGGGCGTGGGTTGGTGGAGTACGGGGTATCGCTGAGGAGTGGTTGGTTGACGGAGGCCGGGAAGGCTTTGCTTGAGGAGGAGAGATGGGATGGCATTGAGCCTGCATCTGGCTGAATTCGAACGCCGATCTGGGTCGGAGCCGCTTCGGGGCAGGGCTCGGGAGCGTTACCTGGATGAGTACGAAGAGGCGTTGATGGAGCGGGCAAGGGAGAATCGGGAAGAGGAACCGGGAGGTTTGTGATGTATGACGAGGCGGCGAAGTTGGCGATCATGCAGCGGTTGAGGGCTGAGGGTCGGTATGCGGAGGCGGCGGCTGGCCGGGACAACGAGCGGAGGCGGCTGAAGGGTGAGGGGGTTGATCGGAAGGATGCGGTTGACCTGTCGTGGGCGTGGGTGGAGGAGCACTATCCGCCGCTGCCCAAGGCCGAGGTCGAGGCGAAGGAGGCGAAGACTAAGGAGCCGGCCGCGGTCGAGGTGGAGGGCGACATTCCGGGGCTGAACGTGTTTCCGAAGGGGTGGGGGGAGTTGCCGAAGACGGCGAAGTTCGAGGCGGAGGTGGAGTGGGCGTACCAGAACCTTCAGCTCGTGCTGGTGGGTGCGGGGGTGAAGAGGCGGGTGGACCTGAAGCGTGCGACGAGTCCGGCGCCGAGTGCTGGGGCGGTGGCTTGCTTGCGGCTGGCGATAACGAACTTCAACACGTTCATGAAGGACTTGCTTCCGAAGGCGAAGCGGGGGGAGGGGGAGGGGGAAGCGGTGGAGATGGTTCGAAGGGAGCGGAAGTCGATCGAGGAGATTCGGGGGCTGCTTGAGCAGATGCTGGAGGCGAAGGGATGAGTGAGCGGTTGAAGCGGATACTCGAGGAGATAGGGCATCAGACCATTTGCAACGATGCGATCGTTGGCAACCTTGTCCAGGTTCTTCGCCAGGTACCAGACGAAGAGTTCGACGCTGTCTTGGCGCGGTTTGTCCGGATTCTGTCTTCGGACCGAGCGGCTGCCTACAGGCTGCTTTCTCGTGTTGCGAGGGAAAAACCAGAGCCGATCGAGGTGAAGGGATGACGCCCACGCCTTTCATCGATCTGGTTCCGAAGGATCCGGTCAAGAATCTCCAGTGGCGGATTCGATGCCGGGAGCGGGCGCTGGTCGATGTGGAGTTTCGGGAGGCGCTCATCGACGCCTGCGAGCTGGACGTGCTGTTCTGGTTCAACTTCGCGCTGTGGTGCCACGAGCCGCGGGAAACGGTGAAAGTCAAGCCGTTCATCACCTGGGTTCATCAGGACCCGGCCATTTTGCAGATGGATGCGGCGATCGACGAGGCGGAGGGTGATCCCGAAAACCCGATCGAGGCGGTGGTCGACAAGTCGCGGGCCCAGGGTGGCACGCTCTGCTACCTCGGGGTGGACCTGCGGCGATGGCGGTTCGAAGCAGACTTCAAATGCGGGCTCCTGACGAGGAACGAGGCCTTGGTCGATTCGGCTTCGGATTCGGACGCCTTGCTCTACAAGGTCGCCTGGATGATCGATCGGCTTCCGGTCTGGATGCTGCCCAATGGGTTCGACTGGAAGAAGCACCGGAGCTTGACCGATCACACGATTGTGAATCCTGAGAACGGGGCGGCTTTTCTGGGCTATGCGGCCGGCCAGGACGTCGGCCGTGGTGGTCGCAAGACCAAGGTGAACTGCGACGAGATCGGGGCCAAGGACTTCATCCAGGGCAACAAAGACCAGTCGGTTATGGATTCGCTCGCGCACGTGACCAACTGTATCTTTCTGGTTTCGACGTTCGGGGCGGATAGCGGCGTGTTCTACGACGCCGTAATGGACAAGGGCAGCGGGATCCACATTGTCATGGATTGGCACGACAACCCGAGCCAAACCCGGCTGGCCTACATCACCAGGGAGGGCATCACCGCGGCGATCCGGCCAAAGGAACAGGCCGAGGTGAACGAGTACATCGAGAAGAACCACGACAAGCTCAAGAAGCTCGAGAAGCGCGGCTTCAAGATGGAAGGTTGGGTTCGGTCCCCGTGGTACGATGCCCGATGCTCAAAGCCATGGTCAACGCCGCGATCGATCGCCAGAGAGCTTGACCGCAACCCCAAGGGCGCCGTCGGCAAGGTGTTCGACACGGAAACCCTGGACGCTCTGAAGCAGTCGAGTTGCCGGGCCCCGGTGTGGCAGGGCAAGCTGGTTCTGGATCCGGAGACGTTCGAGGTCCGCGGCTTTCTTCGGCAAGAGGGCGGACCGCTGGAGCTGTGGTTCGACCCGGATCGTAGCGGCATGACGGGGCAGTTCGCCGTGGGGTGCGACATATCGGCCGGCGGTACCGGCGACACGTCGAGCAATTCGGTGGCCTGCGGTCTGAACCGGCTCACGGGCGAGCAAGTCATGCAGTACACCGTTCGAGGGATGCTCCAGACGAAGTTTGCGCGGCATGTCGTGGCCTTGTGTCGATGGCTCGACGGCGCCTTCCTCGGCTGGGAGGACTCGGGGATTGCCAAGCCGTTTGCCAAGGAGGTGGCCCGACTTCAGTACACGAACATCCTCATGCGGGACACTGAGGAGATTGGGTCGGGCAAGAAGCTCCGGAAGGCCGGTTGGTGGAACGGGAGCGACCAGGACAAGGCGGACCTGTTCGAAGGCCTGGAGATTGCGTGGCAGGTCGGGGATTCTGTCCCCCGGTCGGTCGATATGATCGTCGAATGCGGCGAATACGAGTGGGAGGGCGGCAAGATTATCCATCGGCCCACCAAGAAGGCCAAGGGGGACGGTCGGGCCCACGGCGACCGGTGCATCGCCTTCGGGGTGGCCTGGTTCTGCTGTCAGGACCGGCCCCTGGCGGCTACGGACGCCGACGAGGAACCGACGCAGAAGGCCCCCTACGGGTCGATCGCGTGGTGTATCGAGCAGGAAGCTCTGGAGGTCAAGACATGGAACGACGACCACCCGCAGATGACCCTTCACGACCTCTTGGCGACTGTGGACTGATGCCGCTGATGGGGTATCAATTAAGGTTTTTCACCAATTCAACTTGACAGATTGCTCCAGTCGGGCTGATAATTCGCGCAATCGAGGGGGAGTAATTAAGGTTTTTCACCAGGACGGCCATGATCGCAAACGGAGAAGTTCAGCAGGCGGCCCCAAAAATCCTGATCGGTTTTGTCGGGCAGCATCGGCAGTACCTGTTTGAGCCAGCCGAGGACGTCACCACGGCGGAGCTTTCTGAGGCCTTGGTGCTGATTTACATGAGCATTCCGGTAATGGCCGGTGCAGCTCCTCCGATTGCCGTGGACCGGATTTACGACGGGCTGGCCGACACTGCCAAGCGGCATTTCAAGACGCGAGCCAAACCCTCAATCGTGGTGCCGAAGTGAGCCAAGGGAAACGACCGTCGCCGCGATGTGCCCGCTGCGGGCGGCAAGTGACGCCCTTGGAATTCGTGAGGCGAACCTGCTGGCTGTGCGTGAGAATCCGGAAACGCGAGGTTGCCAAACAAGCCAAGAGGGGGTAGTGATGGGACTCAGAGCAAGAGCGGCGAGAGTCGAGAGTCACATTCATCAGACCCTAAACCAGGGGCAAGGTGCGATTGAGGACATCCGCGAGCTGGCTGCCGGGGCTTCCGAAGAGGTGCTTGACGGCTTCGACCTTCAGCTTGTGGTGTCGGAAGAGTTGATGGTCGCGCTTCGAAAGATCGTGCACTCGGTATTGACCGGGCAGCCGCTGGAAGGGGCCGTTGTCGTCCCGTTTATTCGGGTGAAGCTGCGAGAGGACTAGCATGAAGCGTCGATCGTTCATTGCCGCCGTTCTGGGAGTGCTGGCCGCGCCGTTTGCTGCCATCGCAGCGCGAACCAAGCTCTGTCCGCCGATCAAGATGATCGAAATTGACTACTTCGCCGCGTTCGGCGGTACCTTCAACGAGCCAAAGCCGTGGGAGGGAGTCGTTCACTACCGATGCGATGGCGGCGATTGGAAGGAGCGCAGCGGTCTACTGCCGCTGGAGATCGAACCGGGCGTGACGCTTGACCATACGGATGACCGTGAGACATGGATTTTGGTTGATGGCGACACGGTCATACGATTTACCAGTCTGGATCGCTATTCTTTTGCGACGCCGAGTGAAATCGCCGAAAGCAATCGCCTTGAAGAGTGCTTCTTGGGCTCGTGCAAGAAGGAGCCGTACCGAGGCCCGGTTGGGATCGACTGGTGGATTGCAGGAAAATGATGCCGTGTAGAGGAGTTGGCACCTCGCCAGGCTCATAACCTGGAGGACGCTGGTTCGAGTCCAGCCGCGGCCACTTGACAACTTACATGGCAACTTCATACGCAGACCGGCCAGTCAGCGCATGAGGGGGCCAGAAAAGCACAAAGCCCAAGCAGGGGCTGCTTCCCTTGCTTTGGGCTTTTTTCGTTTTTTCTGGCCTGCCTGACTTACACGGAAGCGGCAACATGATCGACCTGGACGACAAGCAGGAACGCGGCTGGCTGTTGAAGGCGGTGAAGACCTCGCGCCAGGCAATCGTGCCCTTCCGCCGCGTCCGCAAGGAGTTCGTCCGCGATCACTCTGGCTCGTGGTACTCGGAGAGCGCTTCAGCCAAGGCCAGGTACAAGACGATCATCAACCCGATCAACCAGACGGCCAACGTCATGTCGGCCATTCTGGCGGCCAACAATCCGCGGGTGATGGTCTCCACGACGAACCCGGCCAACTGGGCGTTCGCCAAGCGGTTCGAGGTCAACCTGAACAAGCTGATCTCGGACATGAACCTGTCCGACACGTTCCAACAGATCGTGATGGACGCGTTCTTCATGATCGGCTGCGCCGTCGTCACCATGCGGGACACGGATACCCAGTTTCACGGGCTGCTCGAATCGGAAGAGGACGTGATGTTCGACCCGGGCGAGCCCTGGCTGAATCGCGTCTCGATCGACCGGTTGATTCTGGATATGTCGGCCGAAGAGATAACGAAGATGCGCTACTGCGGGCACATCTACCGCGCCGACTATCGCAAGATCCAGGAAGAGCCGGGCTACAAGAAGTCGGTCGTGAAGCGGATCACGCCGACCAAGCGGGACTCGATCGACAACCCGGCGGCTGCCCGCGACATGGCCTCGGGCGAAGCGGAAGACGACGAGTTGAAGCCGATGGTCTGGCTCATGAATCTGTGGATACCGGAGAATCACTCCGTTGCCACGTTCGCGCTCGATCAAGACCTGCCGCCGTTGATCGAGAGACCTTGGACCGGGAGCCAAGCCGGACCCTACAAGTTTCTTTCTCTGGGGCCCGTTCCTGATAACGTCATCCCGTGCAGCCCCTGCGCGAATCTGAAGGCGCTGCACGATCTGCGAAACCGCATCTATCGCAAGATGGAAAAACAGTCGGATTCGCAGCGCACCGTCAACGCCTACGCTCCCGGCGGGGAAGCGGACGCGAAGGAGCTTCAGAACGCCAAAGATGGCCAGTGGGTGAAGATCCGAAATCCCCAAGACATTGCCCAGCTGAAATTGGGCGGGATCGATGCGGGCAATCAAGCCTGGTCGATCAGCTTGGCAGAGGACTTCAACCAGTTCGCCGGGAACATTCGCGGCAAGGCCGGTCTGGGGCCCGGGGCTCCAACTCTTGGGCAAGAAGAGATCATGTCGGCGGCCAGTTCCGCCATCGACGCCCAGATGCACTTGGCTGTCTGGAAGTTCGCCGGCCAGTGCATCGGGGATCTCGGCTATCTGATGTGGAACGACGAGACGCTTGAAATCCAGTCGTCGGTCGAAGTCGAGGGCACGCCGTTCAAGGTCGATTCCTCCTGGCCGTTGACCGACGCCTTTGGCAACCGGGTCCGCTATGGCGAGTTCGAGGAGTTGGATCTGGTCATCGAAGCCTGCTCGATGCGCTACAAGTCGGCGGAAGAGAAGTTGCAGGACGTGTTTTCCGTGCTGGACAGGATCGGCCCGCTTTGGCCGATGTTCCAAGCGTCTGGGGCGTCACTCGACGTGCAGGAACTTCTGACGATCATCGCCAACCTGCTCGGCCGGCCGGAACTCCTGCGGATCATCACGTTCGCCGCTCCTGCCACGGAACTCGGTGGCGATCAGAACACGATTCGGCAGTCGCCCGTCACGCGGCGGGAGACAGTCCGGCGCAGCGTACCCACCGGCGGCACCAACGAGGCCCGCGGCGCCATCCTGGCCCAGGCCCTTGCCGGCGGACGTTCGCAAAACAACCCAGCCCAGATGGGCTCCCTGATGAGGCCTTCAGCATGAGCAGCGTCACGCAGAAGTTCGTCTACGACCACGAGATTGGCCGGTGTGTGGAAGTCAAGCGGAAGAGGATTCGCCCACAGGTGGCTCCCGTTCCGATCGGGCCGACCTCGGTTCGCCCCCTGGTGTCCGAATCGGCCGGAGTGCTGCCCCACCAGGTTGCCGAAGCCCGGCGACTGGTCGAAGAGCGACGACTGCTTGGCTGCCGTGTGCGGGATGACGGCGTGGTTGAGTTCACCTCTCGGGGAAAGACGGGCCGCAACGGCTGGAACAGGATGCGGTGCATGACGGATGACCAGGGCGGATTTGGAGACGTGTAATCACGCAGGAGACTTTCGATGCCAGCGACCAAAGAACTACCGGACCACGCGACCCACGAGGAGATCGAAGCGTTCGTCCACGAGATTGTTGTTGAACGTCACGGGGAACCCAAGGCGGCGAAGGCGGACGGCAAGAAGTCCGGCAAGACGCCCGATCCGGCCAGTGACGATTTCGATATCAACGAGCTTCCCGACGATGAGCTTGATTCCGCCGGGAAAAAAGAGTCCGCCGCTGCCAAGGATGACGACGGCGAAGACTCGGCCGAAGAGGAAGACGCCAGCCAGGATTGGCTGAACGACGACTTGCGAGCCGAGGTTTCCGCGATTGGGATCCAGGACGATCTGCTGTCCGAATTTTCCAGCCGCGAAGAACTGGACAAAGCCCTGAAGCTGCTGGATGTCGCTGCCATGAAGGCGGGCCGCGCTGCGGTCGCGCCCGAAGGCGACGAGCCGGCGGACAAGGGAGCCAAGGGATCCACCCGGAAGCGTTTGGCCGATGGCACGTTTGCGTCCCCCGATGAGGAGAAGCAAGCGGCGCCCAAGCCGGGCGACTTCAAGTTGGATCTCGACCCGGAAGAGTATGGCGAAGGACTCGTCAAACAGGTCAAGGCCCTGCACGACCACTTTGCGTCGAAGCTCAATGCGGCCGAGGAGCGCGCCGCCAGACTGGAACAAGCCTGGCAAGCGCAGCAGTCGGCCGTCTTCGAAGAGCGGTTTGACGCGGTGGTTGATTCGCTGGGCCACGCGGACTTGTTCGGCGAGACCGGCAAGGAAACCCCGAAGCAGATGGAAAACCGCCGAAAGCTGATGGGGGAATACGTGCCTTACGAAATCGGGCTTCGGGCCCAGGGTCGCAATCCGGTTTTGGGCAAGTCGTTGGTGGATCGCGTTTGCCGCATGGCTTTCGCGGAGCACCTTTCCAAGAAAGAACGAAAAGCACTCACCCAGAAGGTCTCCAAGCAGGCCGCGCTCAGGGGCGGAACATCGGGCGGAAAGAGCCCCGAGACCCCCGAGTCGCGCCGGGAAAAGTTCCGGCGGCTCTACAAGGAACTTGACGGCGAGTGACAGTATAAGGATTCGCGCAAATGGCGCTCGGAATTGAACAACTCGACGATTTCATCCATGCGTATCAGCAAGAGTACCCCATGGGTGAATGGGCGGACATTTCGATGCCGCTCCAGAAGTACCTGTTTGCCTCTCGCTTGTTCGATTCGGCGAACAAGGACGAGTCGAGCGGCGCGTACTGCAAGTGGAAACTCGAGGTCCGCTACGCCGACAACTTCCAGGTGGTCGGCCTCTACCACCGCGACACGTCGAACCGCGTCAACGTCCTGGACGAGGGCGAGATGAAGTGGGCCATGTCCACTGTCAACTATCACTACGACCTCGACGAGGACACGTTTACCCAAGGGGCCGACGCGATCGTCAACTACATCGACCTGCGCGAGCGCGGGCTGATGAAGTCGTTCTTCGCGGGCATGGAAGACCTGATGTTTGGCGCCGGTCCCACCAGTGCCACGCAGAAGCCCAACCCGCCATCGAGCCTCTTGTGGTGGATCACGGCTTCGGCAACCGAGGGTTTCAACGGCACGGAGCCCAGCGGGTTCGAGTCCGTGGGCGTCGGCGGGATCGACACCGACGATTACCCCTACTGGAAGAACCGGACGTTTTCCTACGCTCAGTTCAACCACGAGGACGCCATTCGCAAGACGATCAGGTCGATGGACCTGTGCCTCTTCGAGCCGCCGGTTTCGGCTGCCGGCCTCACGCCGACGCGGCCCAATTGGGAGCTGCTCACCACCTATAGCCGGGTGTCGGAGTCGTACGAGCTTCTTCGGACCGGGAACGACAACATCCGGAACGACTTGGGCACCTACGCCAACTCGCCGGCGATTCGCGGCGTGCCCATGGTCTGGGTTCCGGCCTGGACCAACAGCGCGAGCATGAACGCCCGGACGGATGGGATCATTCTGGGAGTCAACTGGGCGACCTTCAAGTGGAAGTATCGCTCGGGCCGCAACATGCGGAAGCGGAAGGCTTTTCAGCACCCCGAAATGTCGAACGTCCGGATCCGGAAGATGGACGACGCCGGCCAGATCGTGTGCTACGACCGGCGCGCGAACTTCCGCGGCTACTCGACGGCCACGATCACCGAAGTGGACTGATCCGGGCTCGGGTGGTTGCTTGGCGTGTTTTGACTGAAATTCAACCGTTTTTCGAGGACATAGACAATGTGGACTTCATGGGACGAAACCGACGGCTACCAGCTTTCTGGCCGTCTGTGGAGGAATTTTGCACCGCCGGTGGGCGGAGGGTTCGAACGAACTCAGTCGGGCAACCCGGCATTCGGAGTCTTCGACCACTTCATGAACGCTGGAACCACCTCGCTTTACGATGGCTACATTCGCGTGGCCACCGGCGGCGATGGTGGAATCACCGTGGCTCCCGTCTCCAGCGAGGCGAACCATCCCGGCATCATGCGGCTGGCGATGGACACCGGCACGGCCAACGACGAGGCCGCGCTGCAGTTCGGTGCAGGTCTGGATGTTGGGCTGTTCAAGCTGGCAAGCTCCGATCTGTGCTTCGAGGCCTACATGCGGGTTTCCGCGATCACGGCCGCGAAGTGGAGCTGGTTTGTCGGTTTGGCGACTGGCGGCGCTGCTGGCGCGGCGATCACCGACAAGTGCTTCGCCGACACCACGGGTGCCGTCTATGGCACCAACTCCTTCTGCGGCTTCCAGAAGCTGCTCGCCGAGGGTGGCGCGATCGACGGCATGTACCAGAAGAGCGGCCAGACCAAGGTTGACGGTGCGGTCAACACCGGCCTGGACACGCTGACAACGGCGGTGGCCGCAACGTGGGTGAAGCTCGGTTTCCGTCTCCAAGCGCACCCGAAGATGCTCAGTTTCTACGTGGACGGCGTCGAGGACGTGGGTTCCAGGTTGTATGCCGCAACGCTCGACGCGGCGGCCTTCCCGGATGACGTGTTCCTGACCCCGACGATCTGCGTCAAGAACGTCGCCGGCGATACGGCGATCAGTGTTGATCTGGACTGGTGGGCCTGTGCTCAGGCTTTCGCGTGATGCTGGTCTCCAGCCTGCCCGGTCTTCTGCCCTGACCGGGCAGGCCCCTTTGGTTTGAGGTGTGCAATGAAGCGGCTTCTGACTCTCCTGCTGATTCTGGCGTGGGCTGTGCCGGCCGCCGGACAGATCATTCGTCCTCGAGGGATTCACGGCGCCTTGGCAGTGGCCGCGTCTGATGCGCCGGCTGGTGACAAGATTCACGCCGATTATATCTGCAGCGGCACAGCCGATGAGGTGACAATTAATCAGGCGATCACGGCACTGGGGACCAGCGGCGGCAAGGTGCTTTTGTCCAAAGGCACGTTTACTATTGCCGCGGCTATTGAATTGACCGACGATGTTTGGCTGGCCGGGCAAGGCAAGGCGACTCAGATTTTCCTGGCGGCGGCATCGAATTGCGACTGCATCACCAATGCGGCCTGGACGGCGGGCAACTCGCGGATTCGCGTATCGGATCTCTACCTGGACGGCAACCGGACGAATCAGGTCTCGACGGTCGGGGATGGCCCGGGACAGAGCTTGATTACCTATTGCAACGTCACCGGGGGCTCAATTGCCAACGTCGCGGGGAAGTCGCCAATTTTGCACGGCATCGATCTTTGCGTGGAGGACATCGAGGACAACACCGGCGACCAGTCCACCAGCAATATCATCGTGGATAACGTCGAATTTTGGGATTTCGGGGACGATGGCGTAACGACGCACTGGGCAGACGACTGCACGATCACCAAGGCAATCTGCCATGACGGGGCTGCGACCTATTCGACCAGCTCCAACGGGATCGAGATTGACGACGGGTCGGATAGTATCCTCGTCTCGAATTCCACTTGTTACGCCAATGCTCGCGGCATCCAGGTTCAGGGCCACACCGGGCGGACTCCGGCCCAGAACGTGAGCATCGTCAACTGCATTGTCCACGATAACGATGGGAATATGTGGTTGAACTACGGCAACCCCAAAGGGGACGCGGACCCGCGGGGAGTTAGCGTGTTTGGGTGCGTTTTTTCTGGTACCGGCGAAGGCATCATTGTTCAGAATTATTCGAGCGTGACAGTCTCGGGTTGTGTTTTTCGCGAAGTCTACGGGCTGATTTGCGCGGGCGTGGGCGGTGGAACTTACAAGAACCGCAACATCCAATTCACCAACAACGTGGTAATTGGCAATGGTGCCTTACTGCCGACACGCGGCGTGCAGTTCCTTAATGTCTCGGGCGAGAGCAACCAAGAAGTCGAAGAGGTGGTGATTGCCAACAATCTCTTCGACGGCATCCGCTATCAGGCGGTTTACATGGAGAGTCTGGCAAGCGCCTTCACGATTTCTAACAACGTGATTCGCAACTGCGGTTTCAACAACGGCGGCACTGGTTCCTACGCGATCGACATCAAAGGCGACAACGTCGGCATCAACGACAACCAACTGATCAATAATCTGGCCGGGATCTTCGTCGAGGCCGATGCGGCCGATGTGCGAATCAGGGGCAATTACATTATAGCCACAGGCAACAGTGGTGTTCGTGTTGCCGGCGACATGGTTGACATTGTCGGCAACACGATCGACACCGGGACAGGCTACGCGATCCATCTGCCGGCCAGCGAGACGTATACCCGGCTGCGGATCCAGGGCAATGACTTAACGGGCTCCGCAACCGCGATCCGCAACGACGCCGCGATCACGATTCCTTCGGCTACCGCGATCGTGGCGGATAATCACGGCGTGGTTTCGTCGGTCGCCTTGTATAACGATAACCAAAAGCTAGTGCTTGGGGCGGCCGGAGCAACCGACTCCTATCTGCAGTGGGACGGAACGGAGTTGGACGTCTACTCGTCGGCAGCGATCAACATGGGTGCGTCGAACACAATGACGACTGGGACAATCGAGGGATCCGGGCTGATTCTGGACGAGAAGTCAGCCGATCCAGCCGACCCGGCTGAGGGCAAGAGCATTATCTGGCAATCGGACGGCACGGGGGCCGGAGATGACGGCGACATCATGATCAAGATAACA